TTGATAGAGCGATTTGATCCATAAAGCCTCCATGTAAAATAAAAGCCGCACTTTCTTGTGCGGCCTATCACCATTTTCTATTTGTACCAATCTTCTATGCTTTTAAACTCTTTGATCAGTTTTTCTTGCCCGAAGAGTTTTAACTCATCGCATAAAATCTCGCCAGCTATCTTATACACTTCTTCTTTGTTATGACCACTAGTTGCTAACTTCCGAAGTCGCTCAATGTATTCTTTTACATTAATTTCCGGCATATACGTTTTCTCGAAAATATCAGGCTTACACGGATAAAATTCGCCATTTACCCCACAGATAACCCAATCATTTTCGGAAATTTCCATTACACCCTCTAATGTTTTAATTCCCCCTCCGATAACCTCTCCGCCATATTGCGACCAATACGAAACATTTTTACTTCTAAAAATATGCGGAACCCCTTTAGTGTAATTCTCTTTTGTGAATTGCCACGCTTGGATTGTGACCGGTCTTTTTGTGTAGTTCATAATTTATCTCCAATAAAAAAACCGCCCATAAGAGCGGTTATAAATTTTCTATGCTTTACGCATACCATTTTTCTAAGTTTTCAAATTCCTTAACTACATCATCATAACCTAGCGAATTCAATAGATCGCATAGGATTTTATCCGCTTGGCTATGAGCCGCCTCTATATCAGAATTTGATTGCAATGCCTTTAATTGCTCGGCTATACATATCGATGTTTCATCGTTTGGCAGTTTAGGCAAAGGCATCCAATGAGTAACTTCAGGGCTATCTGTTCTGAAATCATGAGAAGTCCATTCATTATTTATCCACATCGTGAAAAATTTAGGATGTTCCTCTTCCGCTAAATCAGAATACCAGCCTTGTTCAATAGTAAGAACGCCGAAATCATGCTTGCAACACAACAATAAATTAGGATTGCTATCCTCAACTTCTATATTCGGCATTACATTAGGCAATCTATCACTACACTTAATCCATCCACTCATACTTTACTCCTTTGGCGGTTGCGGAAGAGGCATCCAGTGCGTAATTTCATTACAAGAATCACATCCCTCGCCACTGTAAAAACTCACCACTTGAATATTTCCAATTTCATTAATGGCTAATACTGGTTCGCTATAACCATCATCGTCTAACTCGGGCATTCGCTCACTACATTTAATCCACTTACACATACTACCACCCACTAACCACTAAACAATCAACTTCACCCATTAATCCATAGTTGATTTTTAATTCATAGCCTTGTTTTTTAATTCTTTCGTGTAATGCTTTATCATCAATTCTTACATTATCAGGCAATAAGTCTTGATAAATACCAACCTTGTTTTCTTTCATAAAATTATCCTTAATATAAAGATCAATCTTTCTTAAAGCCTCATCGTATTGTTTGCTTTTCAATTCTTTTAAAGTTGAAATAGGTGTTAATGGTTGATTGTTTTGCAACGAATCATAATATTCTGATTTTTGAACACGTCTCAACTTATCTTTCTCTTCAAACTCATTTTGTTTAATTTCACTCTTCCATTCTTCTTGCATTTTCCAATCTGTAACGCTCATAATTCCACCTTATTCTAATTTGCTTTTCATAAAATCAAGCCATTTTTGAGCATCTTCTCTTGTGCGGAATGCATTGCCTTGATTAACAGTTTTATCATCATACTCTGGGTCAGTATATTCTTTTTCTCTGATATCAAGGGTGTCGTAGAAAGATCTTGATGTAATACGATAATAATATTCCCCAAGTTTTGGCTTAAACGGCTTAGGTAAATCTTCAATGCTAATCTGTTTCTTTGGCTCTTCATACATTCCGATGATGTTATCTTGATCAAATGAATTCTTACCATCTGAAAGCCAGTTGGCTGGATAACAGTTATTTTCTTTACAATCAGACATAACCAGTCCATTCAAAGGTCGTCTGTTTGCGTGTTTTAATAATTCAGGGTATCTACTTAAATCGTAGAGTATGTATGCTTTTCTTCCACAAGCAAGTTTCACCGGCTCGCCATTCAAGGCCGCTTTTAAGTCAAATGGTTTCATTTTCATTTTCTCTTCAGTGTTTTGTTCTAACATATCCTCAACCATTCCTACTGCATCATAGGAACGAGGTTCATTAGTGATTCCATTTTCATCCCAAGCTGCTTTGCTAAGATTTAAAAAACCTCGATTATCTAAAACATAGCCTATATAAGCAAAACGTGGTGTTCTATCTTCTGAGGTCAATATATCGTCCACGCAATATTTAATTACGCCTCTGTAACCATTTTTTAAATAAAATGCTTTACCATTAATGGCTTCTTCTAAATTAAATTCTTTCATCTTATCTCCTTAAAACAAAAGGCGCTCGATTGGAACGCCTATTGGATTTGTTAAATATTGATTTACTGCTTTGTAAATATCCACTATTAATTCAAGTGGAATATTCGATCTTTCGTTATATGATTTTGAAAAATCCTCCCATTGTTGCTGAGGCTTTGATTTATGATTGTTTCGTAATCCAAGATTAATATTGCTCTTAAATCTTGTCGGTTTACGCAAAGGGTAGTTATACAAGTTATAGTGCGCCAAATTATCAAAAGGAATCTGAAAATTGAGAATGTCATTTACATAATGCCAAATCTTGCTGCTTGCTGGATTTTCTATTACATAAACTTTCGGATTGTAACGTTTGATGATTTCTATCGTGTTATAGATACAAAGCTCACCATTAATGCGGTTTAGGAAAGAGCGGTCATATTTAAATTGGACGTGCGGTAAATCATAATCTGCACGACTTCTAACCGTAAATTTTGATAACTCACGATTTACTGCGCCAGTTTCCTGTTTCCAACTTGCATTTCCTCCCCACATCGCACTTGCAACCGACCAACTCTCACAAGGCGGACTAGCTATAATCAAATCAGGTTTAGGTAGTTTATCAAGCTCATCAAATAGCTTGTTATCGCCAAACATACGACTGTAATCAGCTAAATTAAGATTAATAAAATGGTTATTTTTACTTTCAATATCTATGCCGATAGGGTATATTTTGACTGACTGACTGACTGACTGACTGACTGACTGACTGACTGACTGACTGACTGACTGATTAAATAGCTCTGCGCCTTGCGTATAGCAACCATTACCGCTATCGAACAATGCCCAAACAATCATATCAATCACCTTTTTTACGGTTTATTTTTTCCATACTAACCACTGGCAAAACATCAACCAAAGGTCTTTGCGTGCTTGTTTCTTGCGGAGCATCAAAATAGTGTTTAGCCCACTCAATAAACTCAGCAACAAAATTGGCATTCGGTACATCTTGCAATGCTAATTCTGAGATATTGATAATGTCATTTCTCATTTCAGCGCCAAATAATATCCAATTTTCTTTAACATAATTGATTGCTAGTTCTATTGCAGATTCGTTGTCGCTATTCATTTTTACAAAGAAATAGCAAACGAAAATATCTGACAATAGAGAATAGCGAATGCCGACTTTAATCTCATTCATGCCCACGCCCTCCGCATAATAAAATCCCGCCTTTAACGACTTTTAAATGTTTGTGGTTTGGTCTGTAAAGCCCGCCGGCAAGAGTGAAATAATTGCCTCCATCAATATAATGATCTATATGGTTAGGATCACCATTTAAGATTCTTACTTGTTTTGAATTTGACATGGTTAAGCCGTAAAATGTGACATTGCTAATTCTTCCGGCTAACCATTTATTTACTAAAGGGCGCATTAGCATTGCAAAATCTTCCGCTCCCTCAGAAAAATCACCGTGCGTTTTTGTTCGCTCTTCTAAAATTTCTTCTGCTGTTGTCATTTCTGTTCCTTGTTCTTATCCGTGTAATTAACTAACTCACGGATTTTCTCACGCACCAGTTCAAGAGCCTTTTCTAAACTCCGTTCCTGTGCGTGTAATTCTGCTAATTCGTGTTCTGCTTGTTCCTTATTCATCTTTAACCTCGACAAACTCCCCATTCTCATTGAGCGTATAAAATACATCAGGCTTGATGCCATTTTCGCCAACTTTTGATGCCTTGATATGGGTTAAGTCACCATTAATATTGTGATACACACAAATAATCGCACCATCAATACCGGCTTTAGCTTTAGATTAGCTACCAAGCGAGACAGCTATAGATTGTTTGCCAAATACTTCCGCAGTGGAATAATCACCAATGTTGGTTGCTACGGAACGACCGCCAGTGTTGGTTGCTGCGGAATAATTACCAGTATTGATAGCAGCTGAATGATAACCAGCATTGATAGCAGCGGAGTAATCACCTGTGTTGGTTGCAGCAGAGCGAACCCCCGCATTGGTTGCAGCGGAATAGTCGCCATTACTGCTATCTTTTGCGTTATTCAAATCAACTTTATTTTTTATCCATTCAATAGCTTTCTTTACAATTTCTTGCAAATTAATTTCGGTTTCAATAGTGATTTTTGCAGATGAAATTTTTGCACCATCACTATCTTTTGATATTCTGCCGCTCATCTTGACTACAGCAAATTTACTCCATGTCGGATTGTAATAACTAAGCACGCCTAACGGATATTCACAAGCATGAAATCCACTTTTGCAAGCCTTAACATTACCTTTATGTTTATACGTTTTACCAACCTCATACTGATAATTTCTGCAAGTCCAATCTTGATTGAAACCTTTATAAGCAATAATTTCTTTGTTTTCTTTTTTCATTTTTTTCACCTAAAAGAAAACCGCCTTATTTGGCGGTCTCAATCATTTTTAATACTCGGCTTTTGCTTTCCTTAACCGGAAAAATATATCTGCCTTTGGTTGCAACAAAGGTCATATCACTGACAACATCTACGCTTTCTATTTCATCAACGGATAATTCGCAAAGTGCACCAGTAATTGACGTTAAAGTTATTTTCTTGCTCATAACTCACCGCCTTAGAATGGAAAATTGTCATCAAAAGCATCCACTGGCGGCTCATATTGTTGATGTTTAGATTGTGCTTTTTGTTGTTTATCTTGCTGTTTAGGCGGTTGATTTTGTGCCGCATCTTGGTTTCGACCGCCTAACATCTGTAAGTTATCGCCTTGAATTTCTGTTGTGTAACGGTCTTGGCCATTATTGTCTTGCCATTTGCGAGTTTTTAAGCGCCCCTCAACATATACTTGAGAGCCTTTATGTAGATATTGAGCGGCGATCTCAGCTAATCTTCGATAAAGCACGATACGGTGCCATTCTGTTTGAGTTTTTTTCTCGCCTGAGTTTTTATCCGTCCAGCTTTCAGAAGTTGCCACTGTGATGTTCGCAACCTGTTCGCCGGTTGGCATTGCGCGGATTTCTGGGTCGTTTCCTAAATTTCCAACAATGATCACTTTATTAATTCCAGCCATATTTACTCCATAGATTTATATGCTTTTAATGTTTTGATAAATGCGGGTATTTCCTTGTCAAACGCTGCCATTAATTTTTCATCTCGATCAACCGTAAAGAGATAGAACGGTTGTTTTTGATATTCGGGGCAGTAACTCACAAAATCCCATGTTTTATATCCAGTCACCCATAAATTTGCTTGCACCTGGATAACATACTCAGACGGCACGCCTCCGTTGATGATGTATTGAATATGCGTACTCATTTTCGGGCATTTAATCTCAAGCCCTTTTTTGAGTTCAGGAATCAATCCATCAGGACTAACCATCAATTCTTTTTTCTCGTTTAGATATACGCCGCCAACTTGCTTGACGGCGTTTCCTGTAAGAAATTCATAAGCAGAGCGGGCAAGCGGCTCAAGCTGATTGCCTCGCTCCATAAAAGCTGATTTATATCCGCTATCTTGTAAACCAAGTATGCTTTCTTCAATCAGTTCAGACATATATTTGATTTGCGAGCTTGATTTTTTACCTGTTGGCGTAACGATATTCTCGATTCCTGTTGCTGTTGGAATACCAAGTCTTGCCGTTAGCCATTCTTCAGTTCCTTGCTCGCAATCAAGTGTTATTAGTCCGTCTATCATAATGGTATATCCTCATTATTACGTTCATCTTTGGCTTGCTGTTCATTTAGCTTGCTAAGCAATCTATTAATTGCATGTTCAGCATTTGATTTTGTGATTTTTTCAATGCTTGGCACATTTCCAGCCGCCGCCAATAATCCCATAAGATTTGAGTCTGTAACTTCAATCAAATTTTCAATTTCTTTGATTTGTTCAGGAGTGATCAATTCTACCGATTGAGTGTCAATAACCGTTGTTCCGCTGTCAGGCGTTGTAGTGCTATGCTGATTGATAGGATCTTCATTTACTTCATCAGCAGTAATTACGCCACCTAATTCATCGGGAAATGCTTTACGCAATGCGCCAGCCTCAGCGCATTTCGCTAATTGGCCTCTGGGGCGTTTGCTCCACATAGAATTAGGCTTGCCCTCTTTTGTTGTTGCGCAAGCCTCAGAAAAATATTCTGTATGGGAAAATGCGCATCGTTCATTATTAATGAATCGATAAACGGTAACTCTGCACCATTCGGGAGCCTCTATACCTCTGAATGTAACCGTATCGCCAAAAACTGGCTCATCTTGACCAGCCATTTGACCAGTGCGAAATGCTGTAATGCGCTGCTCGTAAATACCTGGCATGATGACATCACGCCAGTTTTTATTGCCTGTTTTTGCATCTGTCACTGACATTGGCACGATATGACAAGGCTTTTTAAGAATATCTAACTTACGAGCCTTGCAATAATCTACGGCAAGCAAAATACTTTCATCCTTTGCACCTGGAAAAACGCTATTTTGCAAAGTTGTCCAAACTGCGGTATCAATATTGCGTTCGGTTAGGGCTGTTTGAATGTTCGCCGGTAATGTGTTCATTTGTTGTTCCTTTAATTAACTTTCTTGAGTGTTACATTGTCACCGTATTGCTCTTTGATTTTACGAGCGAATGATACGGCATCGTTCAACGTTCCTGAGAATGCAATTCTTACTTCAAAATGCTCAACGGCATCACCAGGCGACAATTCTTGTGCTTTTAACGTTTCACTTCCCATGTCTTTTTCTTTACAAGAAGATTGGATGGCTTGCGTTTCAGCTTTTACTTTTGCCTCTTCTTGTGCTTTAGCCTTGATTTCTAATTCACGCTTTTGCTCATCATCAATTCGTTGTTTAATGATTGGTGCTAAATCTTCTTCACTTGCAATTAATTTGATTGCATCGGGGAATAGATAGCTTGATTTAGTGGTTAGTTGTTCAAGGCGTTCAGTTAAGCGAGTGACTTCAATAGTGATCTCGCTAATGATTAGGGTCTTCTCAGCATTTACGGCTTTCGTTAAGCCTGAGATTGAGCTTTTGCGTTTTGTGCTTTCTTCAATCCGGCTTGCGATCTTATGCTTTGGAATGTTCTCTTCTAGCGCAAGTGATATATCGCTTGTTTTTGCTAGTTTATGGCGAATATCTGAGATTTCGGCAACCGCATCATCTACGATCTTAGCTTTAATCTCAGATTCTTTAGTTTTGACTAACTTATCTCGTGCCAATCGCTCTTGTCTAAAACGCTCAGCAATGCTTTCGGCTGTTTCAACAAGTTTTTTAATATCACCACCAACGGCATTTTTGATGGCCAATCTTGTTTTATCCTCTAATTCTTTAAGGATTTTTACTTCTTCCTTTGCGGTCAAGAAGTCATCATCGGTTTCAAAATTGCTTGTTAGGGTAGAGATAAACGCATCCGCTTGTTTCTCAAAGTCTGCAATATTGGTTGTTAAAACTTTGCTTTCTGTTGATAGGATCAACTCAAATTTTTCTGTCATTTTTATTTACCTTAAATTTAAATATAACCACGTTTATAATCTTCTTCTTTTTGCGCTATGCGATTTTCAGCAAGTTTTTTTACTGCCTCATCTCTCAAGTTTTTAAGAGCCGATTGATTACATAAGAAGATATTGATCCAAGCGCTATCGTTTTCCTCCATAAGCTCAGAAAACTCGCATAAAGTTTGGCTATCTCCACTTTTTATTTCTCTTTCTATATCGCTAATTTCATTTTCTACTGCACGCTCATAGGCATCATATTGTTCTTGTGCCTTGTCATAAGCGGTAAAACTAGCCATTTCCCATTGTCGTTGTGTCGTTTGCATTTGGAATACCTCTCAATATGTCAAAGTAAGAGCATAAATCCTCGTATTTAAATGTTCTCACCCAATGACCTCTGATTAATTTTTTGCCTCGAGGCTTGATTTGGCGATAATAAATCGCTCGCTCGATTGTGGTTGCGTGTACGCCAAAAAGACGATGGATCTCAGTAAGTTGAAATTCAGTTTGGCGCTCAGATTCAGGCTGTTGATTGCGCATTTCGTTGTACTCATCAAAACGTTTTAAATAACGCATCTTAGCCTTTGAAATACGCTTAACTAATGTTGGCTTGGTTGCTAGTCCAGTTTTCGGTTTTGAGCGGCGAGCGAGCTTGTTATTGAGCCATTCAGCCGTATTTGCTTTTAACTCTTCACGCTCTCTCTTTCTCGTTTCAGCCAGTTCCACTGATTGATAATTAGAAGAGTGCCACCAAACTTTACCTCCAACTCTTTCAACAACATACCATCCACCTTTCGGATAAGGATCGACCTCAATTTTTATTGCCTTTTTCATCATCCAAATCCTTTTGTTTTGTTGCGGTAAAGACTAGAGCCTCCTGTCTAGCCGGTTCGGTTAAATTCGGTTGCAGATCGCCGTGTTCGGCAATCCATTGGATTCTTGCTTGCTCAAGCTCTAATGCTGTCGGCTCACTTGCTTGTGCTGCTAGAGCGGTTAGCATTGTCATAGCAACTAGGCAAATTGAAAGGATAGTTGCGATTACATAAGCAGTGGTTTTAAGAAAATTGATTAATTTGTTCATAGTGTTTACCTCATTGGTTAATAAGATATTGGTTAAAAAAATCCCTCCAACGCCAAAGTGTGAAAGCGAGTGGAGGGTATAACCAATCAAAAGGAGATTTTTTTATTATGAAAAACGCTGTTCCCAGCTAGAGCCGCTCTCGATTCCATTCAATTTTCAAGAAGATTGGGCGATTCCATTCGCATTTTGAGAACGGCTTTAGCTGGAGGCTCTTTTGGGATTTGAACCCGTGTTATTTTCCACAACTTACAAATTTTATTTTGTGTTTTTAAGGTGTCGGTTTCCACAACCAACTCAACAAAGAGCCATTTCAAAGCACACTTCTCTCTATCATTCGCAGAGGTTTCACAAGCCTCTGTGTCTCTGTACTTCAAATGTGCTTTGAGATATTTCCCCACTGCGACTAGACTTTCTGTAACTGTCAGTTTTTCACTGGTCTCATCTTTCAGTGGGTATTCCGTTTACTCTCATTATGTAGGGTAGGGCTTTTAATCTACACGACCGCATAATGCCGTTATGAGTAAACTTCTTGGAATCTGATTTTTAAAGAGCGCTGAGATTGTGTATCTCGTTTTGATGAGTATATTAAACATTATGTTTATCTTTGTGTCAACATAAAGTTGATTAATTTTGTTGAAAAAGTTGATTTAAAAACTCATATTGTTGATTTTTATGTGTATTTTTTTAGGAAAAATAAATTTGATTGCTTGTTTTTTGAGCAATCCGTAATTGGATATTGGTTAATAATGCGGTTTTTCCTCGGATTTTTATCGTTTTTGCGATCTGTGTCGCAAAATTTAATAGCCAAAATAGACCACGCCTTTGATTAAGGTATGATTGCCAAGAAAAAAGGAGGGGTTATGAAAGAAAAGTTTAAGTTGTGGTTAATCTCGCTAAATTGCGAAGGCATCAATAGCTTAGGGATTAATGAGATAGTGTCGCGCGTAGATGAAGAGTTGAGGATTGTGCGCGCTAATGAGCAGGAGAGGATTGTGCTAGAGGAGTTGATTGCGGAGTTTAAATGCTAATAAAAAAACCGCCGGTGAGGCGGTTCATTGGTTAGTTAATATAGCAATAAGATTGTGGTGGAGTGCCGGATGGCAATACATCTGAAATTACTAATGGTTCGTCGTATAGCTTAAATGAATCAATTTCAAATGCGTGCGCCAAAGCTTTTGTGGAAAAATACTCATCGAAGAAATTTTTGGTAATGCCTGAAAATTCCTTAGTTTTTTCCCAAAGAGATTCTGGCGTGTGAGATAGAGTATCTTTCACCTTAAATTCCCCGATAACTCGTCCTACTGGCATAGTTGAGTAAACCACAACTGTTGTTACACCTTCACGTTTAGGTAATGTTTTTCTAAATTCAAATTTTTTTTCACCTGAAATGATTTTTTCTACAAACTCAGGTTTAATGGATAGCAAGATTTTCACTAACTCCTCCCATTGATAATATTTTTCTATATTGACTTTCCGTTATTTTGAAAAATCCCCAATATTGTTCTCTTCTCATTCCGATATCTTCGATTAATGATTTTCTTATTATACGCTTATTTAATGCAATATTATAGGTAAATCTAATTATCACCGGATATTTTTTATATTTAAAAAACTCAGTCAATTCTTTCTCAGAAAAAATGCTATATGATAATGTATATTTCAAGAAGTCATCTAATGATCTAAAGTCATTAATATTTTTAACTTCTTCTACTACGCAAATAGATGTTGCTACAGCGCTATATTCAGCGATTTTACCGTCAGGCGCAGTTCTGTAAATTACCAATGTATCTCCGGGCCGCAGACGATCCGTTCCTTCCATTGCAGTAAGATAAATCTTGTGTATGCTATTAGTGTGTGATGTATCTTTAATGAGTAATGCTGGGTCTTCATTCTTTAAAATAGAATCAGGGAGCAATCTAGAATGCCATTGTGGATAAAGTGAAATAAGATAGCGATTAGACATTTCTGGGGTATTTGGGTAATCTTTTACAATATCTCCTGACACTTTAGAGATATTTTTAAACAATACCATCTCACGGCCATTTTGAGTTATTTTTTCAGCTCGATTTTCAAATCCGTATTTTTGAAATAAACTTAATAATGTTTGGTGTTTTTCAAATAACGTCACATAGATTTCATCGATATTTTTTATTAATGCAATATCAAATATTTTTTTTAGAAATCTTTCTCCTAATCTCGTCCCATGTGGATTTATTTTTAATGTGCCTATTTTTAATCTATTTTTACTTGGTAGATTTGGTTTAATATCATTCAGTTCTTCATCTTCTATTTTTAAATAAAGGAATCCATCCAATAAACCTTTATTGTTTATAAAAATAAATGCACTTTCACCTTTTTCTCGTTTTTTACTAAACCAATTAGGAAATTCTTTATAATCAGATTTTAAACTATCAAAGAATGGGTCATCTAAATTAATTTTGGAAAAGTATTCAAGTTTTAAATTGTCCATAGTAATTCCCTTATTTTAATTTACCTTAGGCGTAACTTCGCCAACTGTCATCAAAAAATCAATTTTTTCGTTAATATGCTCAATCCTTTCAAGGAGTAATTTATTCTGTTCTTCGATTCTGTCTAACTGCGTAAACGCTCCGAGCCTACCAGTATGAGCCGCTTGTTCCATTCGGTTAATTTGCACCTGTAGATCTGAATTTCCGTTACCTTGATAATAATTATTTGTTGTCATCGTGGCTGCGGTATTTGTCGATACGTTTGAGTGATTATATCGAGGGTTTTCAAATTTTGATTGGACACCTAGATTAGCTCGCCAATCATCGCCGAATTTCAATTTATCAGCACTAACCTCAAGAGCGATAGCAAACAGATCTATGTCACGCATTGTTAATTGCATCTCGCCATTTTCGAGGTCTAATACATCTTTTTCGCTCACGCTTAGGATCTTGGCTAAATCAGCAATAGACAATCCCTGTCTTTCTCTTTCAGCTTTAATTCTTTTGGCTACTGCTTTCATAATGTCCTTATAAATTAATTGTCTCAATGTGTATTGTACGGATAAAACGACCGATGAATTTAGCGTTTTGACAAATGTCCTCAGATATATCTTGCGGATCGTAATTGTCCTTATTGTCAGAGTGTAATCTATACCCACCACCGACTAGCTTTTGTATGCGTTTGATAAATAACGCACCATCAATCGAAAAAGCATATATGCCATCACCACTATAAGCATTAACTTTTGTGTCTAAAAAGACAATATCGCCTTTTCTTATGGTTGGCTCCATGCTGTCGGTTGGTACATTCACAAGACAAATACCATCTGATGACTTCTTGCCGACCAGCTGAGCCATGCCTTCATCAGTCAAATACAAACTTGAGATTATTTCTGGGTAATCAGAGTTTTCAAAACCTGTCAATCCAGCGGCCAGGCGCACATCGTAATAATCAATCTTATGTCTATGAGTTAAACCTTTCTCATTACTCAATAGCTCTGCTTGATTATTGTTATAAATATTATTAGCGGTAGTGATATTTACTGTTGAGCTATTAATTGTTTGATTTGCTCCAATGTCAGTTGTTGCGACATCATTAGCCAAAATCCAGCCCATATCATATCCAAGCACCTCCTGGATCTTTCTTGCGTTTTCACTTTTAATTTGCCCTCGCTGAATCCAATTTGTAACAGATTGCGGCTTAACACCTATCAAATCTGCAAGAGCCTTATTAGATCCAATTCTATTATCGTTAACCACTTCCTGAATTCTTTTAGAAACAGCTCGTTTCACTGGGGAATCAAATTCGTTTTTCATAAACCCTCCTTAATTTATCAATATAAACAAATTGTTTATTAAATCAAATCATCTTTATGTTGATTAATGTTGATTTTTGAGTTAACATAAAGTTGATTTAATCAGAGTAACTAATTTTTAATGGAGAATGTTAATGACACCTATTGATAAGGCAATCAAAGCCATTGGATCTCAGAAAAAATTAGCAGATGCATTGGGTGTAAGTCCTCAGTTTATCAACCAAATTAAAAGACGAGGCGGAGAATTAACAACGGACAAAGTAACACCCGAAAAGTGGGTAAAAGTAACAGGCTTATCTGTTAAAGAGCTCTTCCCTCAATTCGCAAAGCTAATTTAACAAACTACTAGTAAAAGAAAACCATAAAAAAGTGGGAAAAATTATGACAATGAAACAAACCATTATAGAGATGATTGAGAAAGTACCAGGTGGCAAAAGTGCGGTAGCTGGCTTTCTCGGCTTTACCGAAAGCGAGTTAAATAACCGTCTTTACCAAACAAAAGGGCAACGCTTTAAAAACGAAGAATTGATTGCCGTCCAGCTCGAATATGGTTGCACTGATTTTATTGAGGAGCTTTGCCGAAATGCTGGTGGACGATTTGTAAAAGATACCGATGCAGACAATCTAGATGCAGTAGAAATGGCAAATATCCAACTACATGAATTATCAGCTAGAGGCATGCTTTTCGGTGTGTTGGAAGATGCGTTAAAAGATGGCGAAATCACAAGCGCGGAAGAAGATTTAATCCGAAAATTATTAAACAAGCATTTAGCAGCAACACAACACTCAATCGAGTGCGTAATCTCGCTAAATAAACGGCAATAAAAAAGCCACGGCTGCAACCGTGGCAATTTAGGAAAAAATTAACATGGAAAATATTAATCAAAACGAGACGACAAGTCAAACACAATCGGCGCAAATTTTAAAAGCACTCAAAAACGGAGAGAGATTAACGCACTTAGACGCAGAAAAGCGTTTTAACTGCTTACGTCTTGGCGCTCGTATCTATGACCTTAAAAAGCGTGGCCACAACATCATCAGCAAAATGATTACCGTGCCAAGCGGAAAACGTGTTGCTCAGTATTGGTTGGAGGCGTGATGAGTAAATTTATTCCTAATGCGTTTCAAATTCCGAATTCTGTCATTGATGAGTTACTAGCAAAACTCACTTGCGCAGAGCTTAAATGTTACTTGTTTGTTGTTCGAAAAACAAAGGGCTGGAATAAAGAATTTGACAATATTTCTGTTAGTCAATTTATGGAAGTGACAGGGTTGAGTAATCGTTCGGTTATAACTGCTTGCGAATCACTTGTTGAAATGGGATTACTTGAGCGCTCAGGCGGTGAACGTAAATTGAATACTTATTCAGTGAAAGCATTTGAGATTTCACAAACTGGTGAAAAAAGTTCATCAGATGAAACTGGTGAAAAAACTTCACCAACTGGTGAAAATTTTTCACAAACTGGTGAAAAAAGTTCATCAGATCTGGTGAAAAAAGTTCACACACAAAATAACAATAAAAACACTATACAAAATAACAATAAAAAAAATACCAAAAAAAGTGTTTTGGATTTGCTTGCTGATTTCGGAATCACTGGACAACTTGCTGACGACTTTATCGTTCTTAGGAAAGCCAAAAAAGCTCCAATAACCGAAACAGCCCTCAAAGGGTATCAGTCAGAGGCTGACAAAGCTGGAATCTCAATTTGTGAGGCGGTAGCAATCGCAATCAAACGAAACTGGCAAGGATTCAATGCTGATTGGAATTGGCAGGGAGTTTTACCAAATAACCAGCAAACTCAAAAAATGACTTTCGCTGAGAAAAACGCTCAACCGTGGAATCGCCCAGAAGATTGGGAGGGAGTTTTTTAATGAATCAAGTCTCAAGATTAAACGAAAAAGCAACTCAACACGCACCAGTTACTGCGGAAAGATTGATTGATAGAGTGTTTGAACAACTTATCGCATCTTGTCCGACACTGTTATCTGTTCAACCGGAGCAACTAAAAATCTTAAAACAACAATGGATTCTTGGGTTTGCTGAAAACGGGGTTAAAACATTTGATCAAGTTAAGCGTGGAATGGCTGCTGCAAGAGCTAAAACAAACGGATATTTGCCAAGTGTTGGTGAGTTTATTTCTTGGTGTAACAGTTACGACAATCACGAATTAGGATTGCCAACGCTGGAAGAGTTAGAGGCTAGACTTCAAAAATATTTTGGTTACGCAAAAGAGCCTCACAACTTCAAATTCCGCTCAAAGGCTGAATATTACCTGCTAAAAACCATTTATGACGGTTATGGAAAAAAGAAATGGGATGATTGCCAAAAGGCTATGCCGAAAATCCTTTCGGAAGTTATCGAGAAAGTGAAAACAGGCTTTGAATTTCCAGAAATTCCTGAGTTGCTAGAGCAAAAGCCAAAAGTTATTCCTCCAGAAGTATCAAAAAACGGTGTGGCAAAGATTAAAGAGATTATGGGGATTGCGTAAATGACAGAACAAAAATTTGATAAAGATACCTATCCAACTCCATTATCAATTTTTAATCCGCTTGATGATGAGTTCGTCTTTACTTGTGATGGTTGCGCCAGTGCTGAAAATGCAAAAGTGCCTGAATTTTTTATCACAAAAGAACAGGATTTTTTAACTTATCCGCTAAATGATGAAAGTGTATTTGTGAATCCTCCATATAGCAAACCATTACCATTTATTGAAAGAGCAGTAAGCCTCTTTGAAAATAATAATTGCCTAGTCGTTATGCTGCTCCCTATCGATATATCGACAAAATGGTTCACTTTGGTTACGCAAAAAGCAACTGAAATCCGTTTTATCGTTGGTGGACGAGTTAAATTCCTAAACGGTGAAACAGGTAAATATGTTGATGTTTGTCGTGGAAATGTAGTTGCAATTTTTAATCCATATCAAAGAGCGATGAATCAAGTTATCCGACACGTTCATATTGATTCATTCAAGGATTTAGAGTGGCGTAAAAAATAGTAAATCCACTAGACGGAACATCAGGAAGATGGGCAAAAGTAAACGTAAGCAAAAAACGGAAATTTTTGCAGTTAAATATGCCAATGGTGCGGTTGTAGCTGAAACGGATTATGACCGCAATTTACTCAAGGGGTTGCCGGTTGGAAGTGCGGTAAAAATTATACCAATTAGCAACAATCGTAATTATCAACATCATAAGAAATTTTTTGCATTGCTAGATTGTGGATTTGAGTATTGGCAGCCTGAATTTAGCGTACTCACACAAGCTGAAGAATGGATTGCTCAAGCGGTTGCAAAAAAGATAGCGATTGCCGCAAACGATGAAGATTTTTATCAAAGAATAACAAAACCAATAGCGGATAGCGTGCTTGCAGATGTGAGATTAAATCGAGAATCAAAGCTCGATTATGAGGGGATGAAAACGCTTGAATCGTATTTAGATCACGTTATGAAAAAAGCGGGCTTTTACGATATTAAGCCGGTTCAAGATGGTGGAACAATTAAAGAGAGATGGTCAATATCATTCGCCAATATGAGCCAAGAAAAGTTCAACAGTGTTTACAAAGGAGTGTATGGCGTAATTTGGAATGAAACACTATGCAACATTTATGAAAGTGAATCTGATTTAGATAACAGAATTGATCAATTAATGGCATTTGGAGGATGAGCGAATGGAATCGCTAAATTACATTCTTTTACTATTAAGCTTTGCTGCTGCACCAGCCTCAGCGTTTGTCATTGCAGTTATTTTTCAAAATAACATCACGAGAGCATTTTTCCAATGGACATCTTGCGTTTGTGCAGTCGGCTCTTGGCTTTCGATAGTGATTGGATTTGGTTATTGGTTAGCTAAACATCTTGGATAGGCGAGGAAAATAAAATGGCTAATTTACGCAAGGAGGCGAAAGGGCGAGAGTGCCAAGTAAGAATACCTGGAATTTGCACTGGCGAATCAGAAACGGTTGTATTGGCGCACTATACAAGCTCTTGGCTTAGAGGTATGGGAAGTAAGTCGCACGATATTTACGGTGCTTATTGTTGTGCAGCTTGCCATAACGCAATAGACGGTCGAGTTAGAACAAATTATTCAAGGGAAGAGTTAAGGCTGATGCACGCAGAGGGAGTATTTAGAACGATTGGCATTTTGTTGAGAGAGGGAAAAATATGTCTGACTGGTTAGAGATTGCATTACCTTACCCGCCATCTGTGAACCATTATTGGCGGCATACACGAAACGGACGGCATTATATCAGCGAGGCCGGCAGAAAATTTAAAACGGAGGCTTTGAAAATTTTACAACAATTTGATCCATTTACAGGCTCAGTGGCGATTTGCCTTGATGTGTATTATCCCGATAAACGCAACCGTGATCCCGATAATATAAACAAAGGGCTTTTCGATAGTTTAGTCGCCTCAGGATTAATACAAGACGACAACAACAAAGTGATAAAAGATTTTCGCAGCAAAAATTGCGGAATTAAAAAAGGCGGAATGGTAGTGGTTAAAATTAGAGGGCTTGAAAATGAGTAAATCAATCGAATTGTTAGTTAGATTGCATGATCCAAAATGCGTTAGCGTTGAAACCGCCGGTCGTGGTGGCGTTGCATTGCTTTATAAGGAGCAAATTATTTGTGCTTTTGCTCAAGCTGAAAATAAATATATGCTTGGCTATCATTTACTGATGAGCAAATACCGCCAAGAAAAATCCTCAAGAGAATTTGTTGATAGTTATGTTGATGCGTGGTGTGAAGAGTTTGGGCATCCAGAGCATTCCTCAGAGGCTTTAAAATACGTTGTGGATATAGTTTGCGATCTTCCATTGCCTAGCCAGTTAAAGCATATTAAAGCATTAAGAAAACGTTATTTGCGCTCGCAATATGCGCATTTATCAGCCTTAGATAGAGCAAATAAAATGGCTGAAGAAAATGGATTATCCGCTAATAGCGTTGAGGCTCGTCAGTTGAGAATTAGAGAATTAAACGATTTGCGTAAATCCAATACTTGCCCTCGCTGTCGTGGCACCGGCGAAGTTGGTAGAGTGCAAAAGCACGAATGCCCGGAATGTAACGGTAAAGGTCAATTAAAAGCCAATATTTATCACTTGATGAAGTCTTTAGATTGTACGGAGGCTTACTTTAAGCGCTATCTAAATGCACTTGTTGTTTCCTTTGAGCGCCATTGTTACGAGGAAATGAGTTGCGCAGAAAATGTAATTAAACAGTATTTGAAAAAAGAAATGCAGCAATAGTTTATATATGTGATGCAGATCACAGTTAAAATCATGATAGCCGCCTATAATTAAAAGAAATATTATAGGTGTTATTATGAGCAAAGATTTAAGAGAGGCTTTACTTTGGGTTGGGTTTATTGCGTTTGTTTTTATGTTTGCATACGCAATAAATAAAAAGGAAGAGGCGGAAAACAAAGAGAGTGCAATGCGAGAAATTGAGCTTTGCATGAATAAGTTACATAAGAGTTATAAGGAGTGCAAAGAGTTGGTTTATATGAGCGACTAACCTTTGCTTTGGAATCAATATGAAAAAATCATTATTTATTGCATTAGTATTAACATTAACTTCTGCGAGTGCAATCGCAAATTATACAACTTGCAACGATATAGGCGACACTGTTATTTGTCGTGGATCTAATGGATTTTCAAGCACCACACATAGAATTGGCGATACATATATCACTAATGGATCTGATGGGTATAGAGCAACAACACATCGAATAGGTGATGATATATATCGAGGTCGTGATAATAGGGGAAATAGCTGGAATATATTTGATGATTCCAACGATAAATACTAGGCGATAAACGCTTGTAATATATATAGATTCATTGACTTTTCAAAAGTTTTGCAGTAAGATTTATAAAAATAGCCGGAGTGTAATTAGCACTTCGGCTTTTTACTTTTAATCGCAATGTCTTACAAGGACACATTGCATTAACCAAGACCCGCTTAATTGCGGGTTTTTTCATTTATACAAAACGGATAACTAATGCAAGACAACGGAACGCCTAATAATGGCATTGATATTATCGCAACGGTTATCTCTCTAGCATTTTCTGGTTTAGGTGGCGTTGTTAAGTATATAACAGCAGCGCAGTCTATCGGTGCAAACGTTAAATTATCTGCCGTTGTATCTAGTTTTCTTGTTGGTGCATTTAGTGGGATGGTGGTGGCATTTTTCTTGATGTCACAAAGCATTGATACGCTAATGATTATCTCAATCGCTGGTGCGTTTGGATATTTTGGTGTTCCCGCTCTATGGGGGTTGTTAAGGGTTTTCTTTCGCCAAATCGGCGGTTCTGTTGATGACCTAAGCCCTAACTATTCAATGAAAGACATCGAAAGGGAAACAAGCAAAAAACGATCATCATCTTATGACGATGAAACGCCAGTTTTTGATGATCAGGAAGAAGAAATTATAGCGGATAGCACAGACGAGCAAAACGATGTAAAGGCAAGGAGCAGAGAAAATGGGTAGAGAGAGAGCTGCAAAAATGGGAATTGCGCTCGATAGGCTATTCGGATGCTGCCTGTTTATTGGCTGCATTGGGCTATCAGCGCAAATATACAACCAAAATAAGAGTTTGGAAATACTCAAAGAAAAGTACGACAAGACAGTGCAGTTATCGGAAGAGCGTATGCGAAGAATTGATGCTCTACACAATATGGTTGCAGATAGGAACGATAGAATCGAACACTTACTAAAAGAACAGGAAAAGGAGCGTAAGAGAAATGAAGATAAGTTGGATGGGATTAGCAAAATTGTGTTATCAAGCAAATGCGTGCGTGGCGATAACGTTAGCCGGGATGTTATTAACAGGTTGCTTAAATCCGAGTAATCCAATTGAGAAAGTTAAGATTGTCAGAATAACCATACCAGAAAATCTTTTAATCACTTGTCCTAAACCAATGCTTAAAGGCGAAACAACTGCTGATGTTGCGGTTTATGCAGTTAAAGTCACAGATCAGTTAAAAATCTGCAATAGCCGAATCCTACAAATTAAAAACCTCGTTGAAGATAACGAGCGAGAAGTTACGCAAAATTCAGAAAGCGAATTAGAGCCTATTAAGTTAGGCGATAACAAAGAACATCGCCAAAGTGGTAAAGGGCGAGCGGATAACAAAAAATAGAGGGTGTTGATAATGTTGATTTCTAAAGAGAGATTTAACAAAGTATTCCCTAATGCAGTATCGGGAATGTACGATGCAATCGACAAGCAAATCGCTGTTGCCGGCTGCATTACTAAACCGCAGCAAGCTATGTTTATTGCGCAATACGGACACGAAACGCAAGGATATACAAGATTGAGCGAAAACCTAAATTATTCTGCAAATGGTTTAGTTAATGTTTTTCGTAAATACTTTCCAACGTTAAACCTTGCTAAACAGTATGAACGAAAACCGCAAGCAATAGCAAATAAGGTTTACGCTAATCGCATGGGTAATGGTAGCGAGGCAAGCGGTGACGGTTGGAAGTATAGGGGTAGAGGGTTGCCGCATCTTACTGGTAAAGATAATTACGGCAAATTCCAAGCATGGCTAGGCAAGACAGTTGAGCCAGAAGAATTATCAACCGATTTAAACTTGGCAATTAAAGCCGGTGTTTGGTATTGGTTGGCTAATGGGTTAGCTAATCTTGGCTCCGTTGAAAAAGTTACCGTAAGAATCAACGGCGGCACAAATGGATTAGAAGAGCGCTGTAAGCTCTATCGTGATTTAATGGTGGATTAAGCTATGCAAAAGTATATCTACTGCGGGTTAGGTGTTTTAGTTATTGCACTATGCACTGCGCTGGGGCATCAAGCAAATACCATCAAAAGCCTTGAATTAACCAATGCAGAACAAGCCAAAACAATCGAAACTCAATCCAACTCAATTAAGCAGCTAAAAGCAGACATTGAGGAAAACGAGCGCTTAACGTTTGAATTATCAAATGCAGATAGCAAAACAAGAGAGGAAACCAATGCGATTATTAAATCAATTCCGAAATCTGATAAGCAAAGTAGTGCATTTAACGCCAATGCTCCTGTTGGCATTATTAACTTCTTGCGCCAATAAAGCGCCGCAAGTTGTTACTTGTCAAAGATTGCCAGTTGCTTATTTATCTCATTTAGATAAAACACAGTTTGCCGGTGAAACATACGGCGACATTGCGCAATACTCAGTGATTTTAAAACGTGAGCGTGATATGTGCTTAAACCGCATCGACAAGATTCGGGAATGGCAAACTGAGAAATTAAGTAAATAGGGAGTAAATATGAATAAGAATGATTATGGTGAGGGTTGGAATGGTTTTATTGCCATCCATGATGAGGGATGGGATGGGAATCTAATAGTAACCCTCTAATTGTTAAATTTTAAATCAATAATATGCCCGCTTGATTGCGGGCTTTTTTATATATCGTTTATGGCAAGAAAGAATTGGAACGCACTTCAAATAGAATACATCAAGTCGTATGCCAAGACTGGCGTATCTGTAATGGAATGGTGCAGAAAGAAAGGACTAAACTTTGCCACAGCTAAACGCTATATCAAAAAGCCTGAAACAGCATTCGCACAGTTAGATGAAATCCAAAAGGGTGACAATCGAGAAGTAAAAGCAATTAAGAAATCCGTTAAAAACAATGCGAATGAAATTGCTGAATTGGAAGTTGTTGAATCTAAAGAAGATTTAGAGGAAAACTGCGAAATTAATTGCGAAATTGCGAATGAAACTGCGAAACCAACTGCGAAACCGTCTAGATTCTCTTCTGAATTACAATCTCAAAGAAGAATAAAGCATGGCGGTTACGCTCGTTATTTTAAAGACAAATCAGCCTTTGATGTTGTAGTTGATTTTAGTCTTAAAGACGAGATTGATTTAATGCGCCAACGTGCCATTGCATCAATCGAAAATCTTGAAAAGTTCACTGATGACTTAAAGCGCTGCACAACAGCAGACGACAAAGAAGTTACCTATAAGCTAATTAATGCCGCCCAGAACGCATTAGATAGAGCGGTTGCAAGAATTGAAAGTTTGAGCAGAACAAATAACGATATTGATTTAGTGCTTGAAACAATTGAATTAAGAAAGGCTCAGACGAAAGAAACCTTGCTTAAAGCCGATAAGCTCGCACAAGAGTTAGGCGCAAGAGCAGCAAGTAAACACAAAGTGGAATACACAATGGATTTTACAGGCGGCGATGATGAAGATTAATTATATCGCCTCGCCAACCTTTCGCCGAGTACATAAATCAAACGCATTAGTAAAGGCAATTCGTGGCCCGATTGGTAGTGGTAAATCAGTTGGGTGTGTAATGGAAATGTTCCGCATTTGCTTAAACCAAGAGCCGAATTCCGATGGTGTTCGCCGCACTCGTTGGGCTTGCGTGCGTAATACTTACCCTGAGTTAAAGGGTACAGTGATCAAAACATTCCAAGACTGGATTCCAGATAGCATTTGCCCGATTAAATATGACAGTCCAATCTCAGGATTAATGAAAATCAATCATCCCGATGGCAAAACAACGGTTGAGGCTGAATTTATGTTCCTATCTATGGATAAGCCAAAAGATGTTAAGAAATTAATGTCACTTGAGCTTACAGGGATTTGGATAAACGAGGCTCAATTCTTACCACGATTGCTAGTTACTGAGGCGGTGAGCCGTACAGGTCGTTACCCTAAGAAGAACATATTAGAGGGGTTTGATGGTGCAACCTGGAACGGCATGATTATGGACACCAACTCGCCTGATGACGATCACTGGTGGCATCTATTTGAAACCGCTATTGATGAAGAAACAGGCGAAAGTCTAACGCCTAAAGGATGGGATTTCTTCACTCAGCCTGGCGCATTAATTGATATTACAGGCATTCCATATAGCTCTTTATCTGATGAAGTTAAAGCTAATATTGAGGCTGGCTCATTCGTTGAATATAAAGGGCATAAATTCGTGGCTAATCCACTTGCTGAGAACGTTGAAAACCATAAGAAAGGTTATGGGTACTGGTTCGATAGCTTGCAAGGGCAAACGCTCAACTGGATCAAATCTCGCATCTGTAATGAGTTCGCAACAGTACAAACAGGTAAGCCAGTTTATATGGATCACTTCAACAAAGATTTACATGTATCGAAAGATAAATTACTTCCAGTTAAAGGATGGCCAACATTTATCGGTCTTGACTTTGGTCTAACGCCAGCCGCAATTATCGGTCAAGTTGCGCCAATCGGACAGTTACGCATCACTGATGAAGTTGTTGCAACAGGGATGGGGATTGAGCGATTTATTCAAGATCAACTTTCAACACTTCTAAAAACAAAATACGCTGGATGTGAAATAGAGGTTATAGGCGATCCGGCTGGTGTTCAACGTGCGCAAACAGACGAGAAAACTTGCTTTCAAATTCTATTGGAAAATGGCTTTAATGCTCGCCCAGCAGATTCAAATAATACAACTGCACGATTAGAGGCGGTTCGTTGGTGGTTATCTCGTCTAGTAGGTAAAGGACAGCCGGCAATGCTTATTAGTCCACACTGTAAAACACTTATCAAAGGCTATGAAACAGGTTACGCATACCGACAATTAAATATTAGCGGCGAGGAAAAATACACTGAAACGCCAGATAAAAACCGTTATTCACATCCGCACGATGCAAATCAATATTTATGTTTAGGCGCTATGCCTGATTTATTCAAACAGCAGATCATCAACATCAAACCACATCAAGCAATCAGTTCATTGACAGGATATTAAAATGGCAGAAGAACAATCAGCATTACTAGAGGCTATAACGGCTTTCGGTTCTGAATTAAAGGTTAAATTACTCGATCATTTAAAGCAACGACAGCCAGTAGTTGAACGCTGGGTGAAAGATATGTATCAGTATCGCAACCAATATTCAACATCAATTAGTACAGGCAAATCAAAAGTGTTTGTTGGTTATACCCGTGCTAAAACCGATGCCTGGACGGCTCAAATGACAGATATGTTATTTCCGTCCGATGACAAAAATTATAGTATCTCGCCAACGCCTATGCCTAGCATTTCCAACATGGCAAAACAAAATGATAACGGCAATCCGCAAATGGCTGCTCAAATTGATAATGCTCGTGCGATTATGCAACAAGCAAAAGAGCGTGCGGAGGCGATGGAAAAGCTAATAGACGATCAGTTGCTCGAATGCGATTACGCTGCTGAGGCTCGCTTATGCTTACATTATGCCGCTGTATTAGGTACAGGTATTTTGCGTGCGCCTATCGTTGATGTTGTGGAATCAAAAGTATGGTCAGAAGATGCGATGGGGCAATGGAATGGCGAGATTATCACCAAAACAATTCCTGCTGCTCGTTTAGTATTGCCGTGGGATTTTGTGCCAGATATGACCGCATCCACAATCAAAGATTGCCAATTCGTCTTTGAGCGTAGTTATGTTACGAAAAAACAATTACAGGCTTTAGCTAAAAATCCATACTACTTGAAAGATAACGTGCTTGAGCTTTGCGAATTAGACGGCTCAGATACGAAAACAGCAAGCTCAGATATGGATGGTTATGTTGATACATTGAGAACCTTGTCAGGGTTAGAAACACAGAGCAAAGACAATCGCTATGAATTATGGACTTATCATGGCGGTATTCCATTGAGCGTATTAGAGAGCGCCAATTCTCAATTAGGCGAGGGCAATAAGCTCAACATTCCAACCGATGAAGAATCAAAGGCTGCTAATCTTGAAATTGATGGCGTGATCGTGATGGCGGGCAACGGCAAGATTTTAAGCGTAAACCTCAATCCGTTAGATTCAGCCGAATATCCTTATTCAATCTACACTTGCGAGCCTGATGTATGTTGCGTATTTGGCTTTGGTATTCCTTACCTTTGCCGTGATGCACAAGAGATTTTAAATACCGCTTGGCGTGGCATGATTGATAACGGCGTTTTAGGTATCGGGCCACAAGCAGTCGTGAATAGCAGTGTATTAAGTCCAGTGGACGGCTCTTGGGAATTATCTCCATATAAACTATGGCGCACTAATGACCGTGCAACCGCAAATGCTCAGTTTGAGGCTCAACGTGCTTTCGGCATCTTTGATATTGGCAGCCGCCAAGCCGAGTTAGCTAACATTATCCAATTATCTAAATCATTCATGGATGAAGAAAGTGGATTGCCTATGATTGCGCAAGGCGAGCAAGGACAGGTTACGCCAACGCTAGGCGGTATGTCTATGTTAATGAATGCCGCAAATGCAGTACGCCGCAGACAAGTGAAAGAGTGGGATGATGCAGTCACTAAACCATTAATTCGCCGATTCTATGAATACAACATGGCAATGAGCGATGATCCGAATATCAAAGGCGATATGCAGATTGTTGCTCGTGGTACATCAGCGCTATTGGTTAAAGAAACTCAAACAGCACAGATTATCGATATTTTTCAAAAGTTCGGCCAGCACCCACAATTAATGTATGCCTTTGACTGGTACGATGGCGCTAAAACATTGATGCAATCAATGAGCATGGGAACGCAAACAATGCTTATCCCTCGTGAAGAATACGAGCAACGATTACAGGAAATCCAAGAATCGCAAGCATCGCAACCGCAAGATCCTGAAATTCTGAAAGTTCAAATGCAAATGCAGATTGCGCAGCAAAAACAACAGCATGAAATGCAGTTAGAGCAAATGAAGATTCAAAGTCAAATTCAGATTGAGCAAATGAAAGTTCAAATCAAAGAGAAAGAGCTTGAAATTAAAATGCTCGAAGTGCAAATGACACAACAATCACAACAAGCACGCCTAGATTTAGACGAAAAACTAAGTACGGCAAAACTCACAACCGATTTACAACTTCAAACAGGTAAACAAGCAATAGATTTAGAGAAATTTAAAACAGAAGTGGCATTGAAGAGTACGCCGCTCGCTAATCCAGCCGGTAATTATGGATTAGACAAATAACAGGCCGCAACTTTAAAAGTGCGGTCTTTTTTTATCACTAAATTTTAAGGGCAAATATATATGAGTTTCTACCTTTCCAATAAAGACTACAAAGAAATGATCGGTATTATCAGTGGCGATACAGGTAGCAAGAAAGGAAATGGCGCATCAACCACTTACCTCGATACTGAATTAACAGCGCAAGAGCCTAAAAAACAACAGCAAGGCATTGTGGCTGATACCGTTGATGCAGTGCAAATGGGTGCATGGAAAGGCGTTAGTGATATTGCGCACGGTATTGGCGCTTTAACTGGTGCAGATTGGTTGCATGATGTTGGTGATTGGGCGGCAAAAGGCGCTGATGAAAATCTAGCCTCAATGTCAGATGAAATGAAAGCCGCTTTAAATCAAAATGCGTTTGATGGCGAGGGGCAAGGTGTACGCAATTTGCGTTGGTGGGCGGGTAATTTAGGTTCATTAATCGGTCAAAACCTTGATACTGCTTTAACGCTTGGTGCGGGTAAAGTTGCAACGATTGGTGCAAAACAAGCCGGTAAATTATTGCTTAAAAAAGAAGTCGCTGAAGAAGTTGGAAAAACAGCAGTAGAGCAAGCTGCTAAACGTGGCATCCCTCAAAAATACTGGAACATGGTTGGTATTACAGCAACAATGTCGGCGATGTCAGGTGGTGGCCGTTACGGTCAAAAACGTGATGAAGTTATGGGTATGACCAATGAGCAATTAGCTCAGATCCCACAATTCTCAGATGAATATTATTCTATTGCAGATAGCGATGAGGGCAAAGGTAAAAGCACAGACGAGCTTTACACAATGGCTAAAAAATCCTTTGCTGATAAAGTTGGTCGTGATGCAGCGCTTAATCCAACGGCTATTGCAACAGATTTAGTGACAAATGCAGTCAGTGGTCTTGGTGGTGGATTTTGGGGTTTAGGTTCGCCGGCTAAAACAATCAAAGGCGGTTTATTAAAAGGTGCGGCAGTTGAGGGTGGTACTGAGGCTATTCAGGGCATTGGCGAACAATACGCCTTAAATAAAGCGGATCAAAAATACTTCAATCCTGATAAAGATTTAACTGAGGGCATGGCTGATAATGCTATCAATGGTGCAGTGCTTGGTGCGGTCTTTGGTTCGGCTATGGGTGGACTTGATACTCACACCGATAGAATCGCTTTCAATAATCAAAAACGCACACTCTTAAATCATATCAATACTGGCAATGAGGCAGTTGATAGCCAGTTAAGAAACTATGTTGATATGCTCAATAATGGTGCAACCGAATTAGGTGATTTAGTATCAGCCAGTCGAGTGCAAGCGCTCAATAATGCCGGCATTGCAACAGCTAAAGCACGACAAGCAGCAGAAGAGGCACTTGCAGAGCAACAAGCGAAAGCAAAATTTGAATCAGACTTCTTTGATGAAGAGCAACCGCAACAAGAAACAACCTCCACTTTCAAAGTCGATCCGAATTTAGAACGTGCGCTTGAATTGCATTCAATTCTTGGTCAATTCAGAAAAAATGATTTATCTCGTGCGAATGAATTTATTGATACGCCAACTATTTTTGCAGATGAACAAGCTCGAAAAGATTATGTGACCGGTCGTGCGTTTGATGAAGTGCGCAATATTGCTCAATCATACGGCATTGATCCGAAAGACGGTAAATCTATGCGCCGTTGGTTAGAGGATTATGCAGAGAAAGCGAAAGAATACGCTAACGATGATCCGCAAGCCGTTGCACCAGTAAGTAATTTACAATCATCAGCTAACATTGCACCTGAGTTCAGAAATGGCGTTGTAAGCGGCGCTAACGATGAGATTGATGTTGGCAATGGTAATTATCAACCTTTCCAATATGAGGTCGTAGATGCAAGCACGCTTACTCCTACACAACAAAAAGACGAAAACCAATTCCGTGACCGTGACAGAGCATCAAGCCAAGCTCAAATTAATAACATTGCACGAAATTTAGATCCTCGCAAACTTGCCTCAAGTCCAACAATGGATGTTGGCGCACCGTTATTAGCCTTAGACGGTAAAACAATTATTGCCGGCAATGGTCGTACAATGGCAATTCGCCAAGCCTATCAAGAGGGTGGCGCTGATGGTTATCGCCAATTCTTGCAAGATAATTCAGCACAATTTGGCATTGATCCAGCTCAATTAAGCGAAATGGAAAATCCTGTGTTGGTTCGCCGTCTAACCTCGCCGGTTGATATTGCTCAAGTGGCCATCAATTCCAACGAGCAAGGCGGTATGCGAATGTCAGATTTAGAGCAAGCGAAAGTAGATGCTCGCCGCTTGCCAAGCATGGATAATTTTGTTGCAAACGATGACGGTGATATTAACTCAGCAGATAACCAATATTTCATTGGTCAGTTCATTAAAAATCAACCTGAGAACGTGCGTAATGAATTATTAGATAGTCGAGGCAATCTCAGTCAAACTGGCGTGCAGCGTATGCGCAATGCAATGTTGTATGAGGCGTATGGTGACAGTCAAACATTATCCCGCTTAATTGAAAATACAGATCAGGGCGCAAAAAACGTATTGAACGCCTTAACCTCTATTGCACCTAAAGTTGCTCAAACTCAGCAAGGTATCGACAGTGGCAAGCTATCAAGCGATGTAAACATTTCAAAAGATGTGATCCAAGCCGTTGAGAAATACAACCAACTCAATGCACAAGGATTTAAAATCAGCGATTATCTCGCTCAAGAAGATTTTGTGGGTGATTTATCGCCTGAGGCTCGTGAAATTCTGACAATCTTTGATGAAAACCGCAGAAGTGGTAAACGCATTGCGCAAGTGTTAGGTTCATACCTTAACAAAGCTGAGGTTCAGGGTGATACATCAATTATGAGCCTATTCGGTGAAGATACTACATTCGACAAATTAGGCACTTTACAACAAGCGAAAAACACTGATGAAACTATTAGATTAAGCCTAAATGAATCCGCTAATTCTGACTTTGCGAAAGCGGTGGAGGATGTTTTCGGTTCAACAAATACTAAACTAAAAGCAGAATCTATTTATTTGGGAACAACACCTAAAGCGCTCATTGAATCAGGACTTGATGATTTACCAATGTTTATGAATAAACAAAAATTGGCAAAAATTAAGCATGAACACCCTGAGATGACGGCTGATTTATTAAAGCAAATTCCGCAACAAATTAATAATCCGGTTGCCGTTTTTAAAAACACAAAAGAGGGTTCACCAAATAATTCTTATGTTGTTTTAACCGAGCTACAAGGTACTAATGGAAATCCTGTGATCTCAGCTATTCATGCTAATAAAACTGAGAGAGGTCTCGAGTTTCATCGTATAGCTAGTGTTTATGGAAGAAATGAATCGAGTAATTATCTCACCAATATGGTGAAACATTCTGAAGTTAGATTTGTAGATAAGCAAAAAGCCCGTCGTATCAATCACACGCTACAATTGCTGGCTGATGATACATTAAACGAGCTTTTCGACAGGGCTAGTGTAGTAAAAACTGATGGCAGTGTCAATACACTTAATCCTGAAATTCAACACGCTCAAGACATTATTCGCAAAACCTTTGGCAAAGCGGCAGAGCATATTGAGGTGACAACTCTCGCCAATCCACCTAAAGATGTGAAAAACCTAATCACTTCCGATGTAGAGGGTTGGTTTAATCCTAAAACTGGCAAGGTTACATTGATCGCAGACAGTATCAATGCAACCAAAACAATGAGCAAAGAAGAGCGTTTGCAATTCGTTGCGTGGCACGAAATGGCGCATCGTGGAATCAACGTTGGCTATAAAGGCTCTTATGAGAGCTTAATGCAAGAAGTTGGCAAAAACAAAGCGATTAGTCAGATTGCTGATGCTATTCAAACACAACGCAAAAACACTGATGATTTAGCCGCAACCAATCGTTCCGTTGCGATTGAAGAGGCTATCGCAGAAATGATGGCCGCACACGAAACAGGCAAATGGAATGAGCTTGAAAGTCGCTATGGTGTAGAGATTAAAAAAGGTCAAAGACAATCTACTAAATCATGGTTGGCAATGACCGCACAACGTATCAAAGACTTCTTATCAAAATTCTTTGGTGTTGAGCGTGCAGCGCAGTTTTCTGATGAAGATGTATTGAATCTTATTGCTCGAATTAAATCTAGCTCGCTAAATGAAACAAGTGATATTGGCGATTTGCGCTTTAGCCGAAATGAAGAATTAACTGAGGAACGCTATAACCAAGCAAAATCAAACGGCGAAACCGAGCTAACATTCAAACAATGGCAACAAGTTCGCTCGCCTGAGTTTAAAGCCTGGTTCGGTGATTGGGAAAACGATCCTGAAAACGCAAGTAAGGTTGTAAATCCTAAAACTGGTGAGCCGTTAGTGGTTTATCATGGCACATTAAATAGTTTTAATGTATTTAGCAATGATAGAGGTATTCATTTTGTATCTGACGATCCGAAATTTGTTGATAAGTTTGTCACGCAAAATGGCGGAGATCTTGCTGATGGTGCAAATGTTATGCCGTTGTTTATTTCCTCCAAGAATCCTTTTGATTACACTAACAAAAAACAAGTTGGTAAACTTTCGGTGATGGCTGGTTTGAGTTCTAGCGCTGTTAGTGAAATAAAAAAAGGTAAATGGCAACGGATAGAGGATAGAACAATCATTGAATCAATCAAAGACTTGGGATTTGATGGTTTTTATGTAAATGAGGACGGAGTTAAAAACTTAGCTGTATTCAACTCCAATCAAATTAAATCAGCATCCTCTAATACTGGGGAATTTTCAAGCGAGAACGATGATATTCGTTTTAGTAGAAAAAAAGGCAATGATTTAGACCAAAGATATATTGAGTTGGCCGAGCGTTATCGTAATGGTGATTTAACCGTTGAGCCTGAATTAAGAGCTATGGTTGATAGTAAAGCTGGTGAAAATGGGTTCGGCAAACCTGATTATCGCATGGATCATACCGCTCCTGGTCGAGATGGATATTCACAAAGCATTGATAATTTAAGTGGATTATATCCAGATGACTTCTACTCCTTAAATGGCCCTATGTATTATGGAACAGGCGAAGAAATTATGGATAGAAAAGCCTGGCATATTCTTAACAAGGTGAAAGGCAGACCGAATGCGCTAATTGAAATTTATAGAGCTGCCCCGAAAGGAACAGGGAAAACAATAACGAACGGCGATTGGGTTACAATCGTTCGTGATTATGCCGTTGAGCATGGCAAGGCTAACTTAGATGGTAATTATCAAATTGTCAGCAAGATTGTCAGAGCGAGAGATGTTTTCACAGATGCAAATTCCATACTTGAACAAGGATATGATAATGGGAAGTCAGAAGTTGTAAATGACAAGAAAAAAATCAAAATTGACGATTTAATTACATACGATGACAGTGGCAATATTATTCCTTTGTCAAAACGATTCAATCCAAGAAGAAATGACGTTAGATTCAGTCGTGCCAATACAATGCAATCGGCTCTTGATTTAGCAATGACAGGCGTGGCGCACAGTGAGCCTACTGTTTGGGATAGCTTGAAAGCTAAAGACTTCTCAGGGTTTAAAGAGCGTTTTAATCGTGCAGTTGGCAAGGTTGATGAATGGTTAGCTGATAGCTTGCGCCCGGTGAATGATTGGATTGATTCAATGCACCTTGAAGATCAAACAGGGAACACTAGCAGCCGTGACCATGAAAAACGCCGCTTAAAAGATGCTATGTACACGGCTAAAGGTAAACGTGATGCACTAAATTCAGAATTAGAACAAGCGTATTTAAAGCCTATTCTCTCTAAGATTGCAGCTCTATCCAAAGAAACCAAGAAGAGCAATCATTACATTGATGAATTGACAATGAAAAGAATGGTTGGTAACTGGATTTCTGCTCGCTATTCCATTGAGAAAAACATTGATTTACTCAATCGTGATGAAAAAGTAATGCGTGATACAAAACGCTTATTGGATAACGCTAAACAAAACGGTACGAGTGCAGAAGTGCGCCGCTTAAATGAGGCTTATCTAAAAGCGAAAGAGCAATACGACAACCGTAAGGCTGATATTTACAATACAGATTACAAAAACAAAGGCAATCGCTTTAAAGTTGGGGTTGCTGGCGGTTGGTCAATTCCTGAGGCTGAATTGATTATGAGAAACACAGAAAAACATATCAGCCGCTCTAACTTGGAATATGTAGCCGATCTCGTTTACGATCTCAATCAATCAAGATTAGATATTGATCGTGCAAGCGGTCGATATACTGAGGCAGAGTATCAAGAATACAAAGCTAATCGCCATTATGTGCCTTTAACTGGCGATCCGAATGCTGATGCAGATGTTGATATTATCTCAGGCGCTGGCTCAAATGCACTCAATATCGCACGAGATAAAACATTGAAAGGTCGTACAAGTTCTGAGGCTGAAGATGCGATTGATGCTGTTTGGAAGTCAATCGGTAAATCCACCACCTATGCTGGCTTTGCTGAGTTTAAATCTAGAATTGATGACTTGTTTGAAACAGAAGTGACTTTATTGAAAGATAAAGGCTATTCTGATGCTGAGGCAAGAGAACAAGCAACCGCAAATTTAGGTATTAGCAAACGTAAAATGCAAGGCTTAACACGCTCAAGCGACAACGTGCTTATCCGTAAAGATGGCAGTGATTATTATGAGTATGAATTGCCAACTCAAGTGATGGAATCATTGCGTAATGATAATGTTGAACACGCCAATGCTTTCTTGAAAGTAATTTCTAAACCGACAGGATGGTATGCTCGAGGCGTTACTCAATGGACTGTTACGTTTGCTCCAATGAATATGTTGCGTGATACTTGGGAAAAATCAGAATTTATCCGAGTGCAAAAACTTTACGATAAAAATAATCGTCTAGTTGATAGCAAAACAATGGATAAAATAGGTCGTGATACCATTAAAAATGCACTGACTGATAAGGAAGTGTGGCAAGCAACTAAACGCCTTGGATTCGGTCAAGAATTGCGTGATAGCGTTCCAGCAGAGCGAATGTTAAAACAACTTCTAAAAGAGGGGGGAGTATCAAACTATGGTACTTATCTCGATAAATCAGAAGTTGATTTAATTAAGAAATTGCGCAAGGAAAATAATCCACTAGCTAGCAAACTTGAGAAAGTTGGCAAAGTGCTTGAGGGTTACAATAAGATGTTTGATACAGTATCAGCGTTGGCATCCTATAAAGCGCTAGTGGAAAATGGCATTGATTCAAAACAAGCGGCGGCGACAACGCTCGAATTAACCAACTTCCGCAAAACTGGCTCAAAAATGCGTGGTATTAAAGCCTTGTATATGTTTTCGCAACCAACTGTAATGGGTGCGGCCAACTTAATGCGTTACCTATCCACTCGTAAAGGGCAAATCCGCTTTGCTGCATACATGGCTGCAATGACTTCGCTTTACACTGTATTGCGCTCAATGGACGATGAGGATGAGGGCGGTAATAAAATGGATCAACTTGGGGATATTACGAGATATATTCCAATTCCGATTGGTGATGGTAAATATTTCAAAATTCCAGTTGGGTTTGGTATGGCGCAAATGGCGTGGAATTTCTCCACAAACATTGTAAAAGGTGCGGTTGGTGATATTTCATTGACTGAGGCTGGTACAAATATGCTAGTCCATTCAATGAAAACATTTTCGCCGGTTTCCCCGTCTGAAATTTCAGCAGCGAAATATCCTATGGAAAAAATCACTTTAACCGCAACGCCATCAATCTTGCAGCCAGTGATGCAAAACGTTTTAAATCGTTCCGCTTTTGGTAATAAAATCACAACTAATTATGTGCGTGATGATAAATTAAAAGCCGAGCAATCTAAGGCGACAACCGCTCAATTCTGGAAAGATGTGGCGATTGATTTAAATGATTCATTGGGAATTGATATGCACCCAGAGCAAATTAAAAACTTGTTTGACGGGTACGGTTCAATGATTGGTAGCCTTAAAGAGTTGAATACTGTATTTGTGGAAAATCCTAATCGTGAACAACTTGGAAGAAAAACTCGCACGCCGTTCCTAAATCAATTTATCGGTACGACAAATGAGTTTGCTATTCAGAGCCGATACTATGAGGCAAGCGATGAGGCAAAAGGCGTTTATAACGAATACAAATCTCGCAAAGAGCGTAATGAGCTTGGCGATTGGTTAGATGCTGACAAGATGAAATTGATTAAATTCCATGAGGAAGAAGAGAGTGCTATTAAGTCGGCACGAAGTGAAAAGGCAAAACTCACTCGTGCGTTACGTTCTGGAAATATTAGTGCGATAGCCTATGAAAACGGAATAAAACGTTACAATAAAGAGATGAGTGCGGTACAAGCTAAATTATTGCGTAAATATCGACAAATGGAGGGATTAAATACTCACTAATCCATTGACAATTAAAAAGTTTTGCACTAGAATTTAACAAAATAGCCGAATTGTAGAAATACAGTTCGGTTTTTTATTTTGAGGATTTTATGCAAAGACTGAAATTGTCTAGCGAATTAGATAGAAAAATAGTTGTTTCTTATTTGACTAAACGAATCGAAGAGTATCAAGACGATCTGTGTTGTGATGGTTTAACGCCGCAACAGTACAATATTCTACGAGGTCAAATTAAAGAGTTAAAGAATCTAGTTTCTGAATTAGATCCGAATGATAGCCCGCTTGTATAGCGGGCTTTTTATTTTTAAAGAATTATCACAAGCCGCTACATGCCGCTTAACGAGGTAATAAATGGAAAATCAAGACACCACAGAATTTAATATTGATGCCGCTTTTGACGAGGCCGCTAATCAAATTGAATCAAGTGGACTAACTGCTGATGTTAAACCATCAATCGCAGAAGATGCTAAACAGCCAACGTCCGATCAACGTTTGGAAGATACTAATCAAGAATCTATCCCGCAACAGCCGGAAGATAACGAAGAAGTATTGCCTGAATGGTTATCAAATGCCACTGATGAAGTGAAAGAAAACTTTCGTTTAATGAAAGCAGAAAAAGAGCGATACGAACACATGGCCAAATCTCAACGTGGTCGTGTTGGTGCGCTCTCTAAGAAATATCAACAGGCTAAGGCAGCGTTAGAGCAGCTCGAGCAAAATCAAACTACCTTTGATGGTGAGTTAGATAATTTGCGTGCGGACTATCCTGAAGTTGCTGATGTATTATCCCGCATTCTCGCCGGACAAAATCAACGCCTTAATGATATTTCAATGCCGATTGCTCAAATGGTTAATGCAAACATGCAAGACTTTGCGCAGCAGCAACTTGATAACTCAATCTCTTTAGTTACGCAAGTCGTTCCTGATGCAAACAGTATTTTGTCCGACCCTATGTTTCATAGATGGGTAGGAAATCAACCTAGTGGAATTAAGGCTTTGTTTAGTTCGGATGATCCACAGGATGCAATTTACTTGCTGAATGAATACAAGCGAACAACAAACGCAATTTCAGAGCAACGAAATAAACGCTCACAGCAATTATCCGCAATGTCTTTGCCTACTGGTCGCTCAAGTCCGAAAGGCGGTTCGGAAATTGACGAGAGCGCATTATTCGATCAGTTGGCCGCAGAATTTGATAAGCGGCGCTATTAAATTAAGTTAGTTCATTTGAGGAAAATTTATCATGGCTACAACTAAATATACAGATGGAGACATTTCTCCGCGCACAAAAGTTTACGCAGAGGCAAAAATGCTTGCTCATGCGGAACCTGCCCTTGTTTTGAATAAACTTGGTCAAACTAAACCAGTTCCACTAAGCAAATCTCAAACCATTAAATTCCGTCGTCCAAAACCATTTGCACCGGCAACAACACCATTAACTGAGGGCGTTCGTCCAGATTCTCAAAAAATGGCGTATGAAGATGTGGAAGTGCAGTTAAAGCAATATGGCGCTTGGGTTGAAATTACAGATGTAATTCAAGATACCCATGAGGATCAAGTGTTAAGCGATACAGTAATGCTTTCTGGTGAACAAGCTGCTGAAACAACTGAGCTTTTAGCTTGGGGCGCAATTAGCGGCGGTACAAACGTTATTTTCACTAACGGTACTTCTAGCAACGATGTGAATACGCCAGTTAAATTAGAGCATATTCGTGCAGCAGTTCGTAAGTTACAACGTAACCGCGCTAAAAAGAAAACATCAATTCTTGATGGATCTATCAAATACGGCACTAAACCGATTGAGGCTGCATACATTGCGGTATGTCATACTGACTTAGAGGCTGATATTCGCAGCTTACCAGGATTTACTCCAGTCGCAGAATATGGCTCTCGCCAACCAATCGTTCCGCAAGAGCTCGGCACAATCGAAAACGTGCGCTTTATTACCTCGCCTTTATTCGCACCTGAGATTGATAAGGGTGGTGCGCCAGGCGGCAAAGTATTATCAACAGCTGGCTCTAAAGCTGATGTGTATAAAATCGCAGTGTTTGGTCAAGACGCTTACGCAACTTGCCCATTAAAAGGTAAAGATGCAGCAGAAATTCTTGTGCGCAATCCTGGTAAAGCAGAGAAAGGCGATGAGTTAGGTCAAACTGGTTCGGTTGGTTGGAAAACCTGGTGGGCTGGCAAAATCCTTAACGATGCTTGGTTGGTTCGTTTAGAAGTGGCAGCGACAAAACTTTAATCTGTAACACTAAAGCCCTCGTAATGAGGGCTTTATTCTTTTAGGGGAAAAAATATGGCTTATCCATTTATTGATTTAAAGAAAGCGACAAAGGACGAATTGGTAGTCCATTTGCGTGATAACTGTGGTATTGAGAAAGATGGCAAGAAAGAAGATTTAGTTCAAGCAATCATTGATTTTGAAAATGCTAACGGTCTTATTCGTAATGATTCATCAACGCAAGCAAATAGCGAAACAAAAGGCGATTTACCATTGTTATCTCATAAGCGAGTTAAAATTATTATTGCGCCTAGCGAAACCGACAATAGTGATGTTTATGTCAGTATCGGCGATTGGGATGCGTTAATCAAACGTGGTGAAGAAGTATCTATCCCTGAGCCGGCATATCAGCTATTGGCTAAATCAGGTGAAGTTCGCTTTACACAAAATAAAGACGGTACATTAAGTGAATTCTTTGCACCTCGATTCTCTATTACAGTATTAGGTGATGCGTAATGAATTACCTCAAACTTGCTCAACGCTTACGCCGAGAAATGAACGATACAGGCGAGGGCCCGTATAGCGTGACTAATCAAACGGGAAGAAGTTTAGAGTATATTGAGGCAATTCGTGAATCGTGGTTAGAAATCCAGTCACTGCGTGAATGGGAAAGTTCGTTTTGGGGTGATGGGTTTAGTGCTAAAAATCCTCAAGTTTTAGAGGATAGTTCCGATACGCCTTTTATCCCCGAAAAATACCATGTGGCTATTGTTTATTATGCAATGCAAGGCAGAGCGCTATCTCAAAATGCACAAGAGTTAGTTATGCGAGGGCAGAATGAATGGGATAAATATCTGCACTTACTTTGCGCTCAATTCTTACCAGTTCCAACATTAGGCAGATAAATGGCACAATTACCAAGAAATCAATCGCAATTTGTTGCAATTAGCGGTGGAATGGATCTATCAACTCCTCCAATCGCAAAAGCTAACAGTGAGGCGATTAGTGCGCTAAATGTGCAGCCTATCTATGGTGGTGGATTTTCTCGTATTGAGGGGTATGAGTGCATAGATGGGCGCACTATCCCGTCTGAAATGGCTTATTCCGTGTTGTCTGTTGGTGACATTGAGAATAAAGAGCGTTTCCGTAATAAGGATTTTACCCATAAAGGCAAGCAATATAGGGTTGTTGATGTTTTAGATAATGCTTTTATTGTTGCTTTTTTAAAGCCTGGTAATTTCATTAATAAGGATAGCTTTTCGGTTGATGGTGTTGATTTTACCGCCAATTATGTGAATAGCTCAGTTGATGGTGATTTTCGTGATGACTTAAATTATAGAGGTATTGCGTTCCAATTAGGCATTGATTCAGTGGCGGCAGTTCCTGGTAATGATGTTATTCGTGGCGTTGTAGAGTTGGACGGCGAGATTATTGCCTTTCGTGATAATGCCGATAGTTGCGGTGTTTTTATTAGCTCTAATAACGGCTGGGCTGCAACTCCAACAACTTATTTGATCAAGCTTAAAAATATCGAAAAGCCGGAAAACATCCTAACTAATTCAGAGTTTAATGGCGGTGGAATAAAAGGCAAGGTAATTTCCGTTGCATTAGCTCCTGATAATAAAGCTGGGTATATTGTCTCAAATCAAGCCTTAAATGCGGGCAGCTCTTTACAGATAAATGATGTAGTTGCTGCAACAGTTGAAAGTTGCGAAAAGGTTACGTTAAGCAAGGGTAAAAGTTGGCAATTTATCTACCATAATTTTTATGGTGGTTCTAATACTTATTATGCCTACGGTTGCAATGGCGAACAGATTATCGAGGTTCATCCTGATGGTTCTATTATTCCAATATTGGTGAACAATGAAAATCCTCAATATATTTGCGCACACAAAAATCATTTATTTGCATCATTTCCAGGCGGTCAATTAGGTCATTCGCTGGTCGGGCATCCTAATAGCTGGTCTGTGTTGCTAGGTTCGGAACAGTTTGGGTTAGGTGATGAAATAACAGCTATCTCAAGCGCAACTGGCGGCGTATTAATTATTGGATGTAGAAATAAAATATCTGGTCTATATGGTTCTGGTCGTGATGATTGGGCGATAAAAGATATTTCTTCCGTCGGTATTAATCCTGGAACGTTGCAATCTACATTCATCCCGATTGCCATTGGTAAAAATGGTATTACCCGTATAGATCAATCCGAGCAGTTTGGTGATTTTAGATTAAGCGAGTTAGATGCAAACCGAAAATTAGGTTTCGACAAACTTAATTACAACGTTATATTCTCGTCTGTTAAATCCAAGTCTAACCAAGTTAGATTCTACTCCGAACATGATAAACACTTATGCTTAATGTTGCAGCCTGATGGAACGACAAGAAGTACATTTTTTACTTATCCTGAAAAACTATCTGGACTTTGGCAATCGCCTAATTATGTTTATCTAGCATTTGGCGATGGCAAGGTTTATAGACAGTCTGATAAATGCTTTTCCTTTGCTGGCAAGCCTATTGATTGGGTTGTAAAGATGGCTTTCAATCATTGCGGTTCGCCTACGCTAATTAAAAGTTGGCATAGTGCAGAATTACAAGCGACAACTGACGGCAGAGCAGTATTAAATTACCGTTTCGATCTTGACTACAATTCAAATTATCATTCTTCGCCAATCAATAAAAATTTAGAGATCGCCGGTGGTGGCGGTCGCTGGAATGATTCACTTTGGAACGATTTTTTATGGTCAGCAGAGGATTATTCAACACCTACCCTTTACCTATCCGGTTACAGCAGAAATATCTCGCTTTCATTCGCCGGATCATCCATATACTCACCGCAATTTGAAATAAGCGGGCTTATTCTAAATTACATTACACGGAGGAATTATCGTGTCTAAAAAGAGTTGGTATAACAGAACGCACCAATTCGCACCGTACACAAAAGCAGACGGGCAAGCAGTGTCAGACGAGTTCGATGCAATTCAATCTAGTTTTGATCGTATTCCTGAAATGCGCGATGATGGTAAGGGTTTTGCGGTAAGTCCAATTATTCCAACGCCTACCGATCCAATGCACCCTGTAACGTATGGAATGCTAACAGAGGCGGAAGATAGCGTTGCTAAATCAAGAGAGGATGTTACAGAAAAGGCTCAACAAGTAGATGCTAATACTAAAACGGTATCAGAAAAAACAGAAATAGTAATCGAAAAAAGCAATTCCGCAACTCAATCAGCTAGCGCTGCATTAACTAGCCAACAATCGGCTAATCAGTCTGAAACAATGGCTGAAAAATGGGCTGCAAATCCGATTGACGAGCCAGTTGTTGATGACAAGTTTTCTGCTTTTCATTATGCAACAAAAGCCGCTAAATCGGCTGAAATTTTAGCAACAGCAGAAAGCTCCGCTAAAAGCAATGCAGAAATTGCAACTCAAAAAGCAGAAGAGGCGGCTAGATCTGCTGATAAAGCGAGAAATATTGCTGGTGGTAAGGTTTACTATGAAGATGTTTTAGAAGTTCCGCGAGCTAGTGTCAATGGCGATGTTGGTGTAACCACTTTATCTTACGACTTATACTCAGATAGCGATACAGAGGCCGCAACAATAGGGGTTGTAAAATCTGTTTGGGATAAAGTCAAAGATCAATATATTGAATCCGTATCTCACTTAACCAGCCTAGAGCCAGATAATAACGGGCAGTTAATAATTGTTAAAAGCTATCATTATAATGGCAGTACAGGCGGCGGCATATTTATAGCTGATATGACCGATAAAACAACTCCTGATAATGGCGGCACGGTTATTGTAACAACTGATGGTAATCGTTGGAAACGAGTTAATAACAATAATCTTTCGCTATATGACTTCGGTTATTCAGAACCAGACAATGCAGTGGCTGCGCTAGAACGTGCAGAAAGAGCAAATTTAGGTGCTTTTATTGATTGTTGTGGCTTGACTATTGATTTTAATAATAAATACCCAACCGCAAATAAATATAAAAATGGGAAGTTTATTATCAATGGTGTTGAGGTTAATGCTCAATACAATTCCCCAAGAACAGGAATTGGACGGTTTATATCAGGTTCAAAAGCTGGAGAGAAACTAAAATCAAGTGAATGGACTGGCGCAGATGTCATTGCAATCGGCGAGGGGGCAATGGCTAACATGGAAAAATGTGTTAGCAGCATCGCTCTCGGTAAACGTGCGCAAGGCACAACGTTAATTAGCAGAGATAATATCGCAATCGGTCTTGATACATTGTATCAGGTGCAAGCCGAAACAGAATGGTATTCGCAAGACAAGCTGAACGGAACTCGAAACGTTGCGATTGGCGGCGCTGCTGGTCGTGGGATTACAAGTGGTTATTCAAATGTTGCTATTGGTAGAATTGCGGGTCAAAACTTAAACACTGGTGCATTTAACGTCGCCATCGGCGGCGGCGCTATTGGTGGCACAGTTCCAGTTGGATTTAGCGGTGATATTGAGCATCACTTCCCATCAAGCACAAAAGAAAGTGTTGCCGTTGGTGTTAATGCGCTCAACCAATATATTGCAGATTCAAGCGGCGTTGCCGTTGGTGCTTATGCGGCCGAGAAGTTAAAAAAGGGATTGTATAACACTGCTATTGGTTGGGGAGCGTTAAGAGAGCTTGAATCTGATGTAGCTCCTAATGGTGGGTTGATTTTATGGCAAGGTAAGCAGTCAGGCAGTTATAGTCAATCCGGCAATACAATAACATTATCATTTACAGATTTACACGGAGCAGAGGTTAATCACTTTGTTGGTGTTAGATTATTAAATGGCGATGCTAAAACATTATTAAATGACGTTGTCCCGGCTAAAGTTTTAAGCAAATCTGAAAATTCTATAACAATTCAATCATCAAAGAGTATTGATACAAGCGGCGATGCCGAGTTGTGCTTTGTTTATAGTGATAATGCAGTTGGAACATTAAATAGCAATCACAATACTGCTATTGGCTTTGCTGCATTAACGTCCGCTAAACGCTCCGGCTTTTCGGTAGCAATAGGGGCGCACTCATTAAAGTTAGGTAAGGATGTTTCAAGAACGGTTGCTATTGGTACAAGCTCGCTTGAGCATGGAAATCATACTAGCAGTATTGCTATTGGTTCTCACTCCGGGAATAAAGCTAATACAAACAATGCAATTATTATCGGCACTAGTTCTTTGACTAATGCAGAAACAATAAATAACTCAATATTTATTGGTAATAACTTAAATCCAACTAACAGTAATCAAAACAATAAATTGGCAATCGGCGATAGCTTTACTGGTGATTTAGGGAGTAATAGATACGGGGTTAATATACCGTTAAATACAAATCCTTTGGCTAGTTTTCACATTCGATCAAAAGATGATGTCGGAAATGGTGCAATCAATCCTTTTGATGGTTTACTAATCGAACATTCAAGGGTTGCGGTAGCTAAATTTGATGCTGGCGATGGGGTTGATCTTGATTTTAATAAAAACAACATAACAAAATTTGCTTTCCGATACAGAGCAAATGGCGATATTACAACAATGATCGTTAATAATGAGCATAGTTGGAAGTTTAACAATTCGCATGTAATGTTTCCGGACAAGGATAATAGAAATATTCTAGGCTTACACAGTCGAAGAATAAGAGAAATCAATCTGATGTCTCCTGATGCAAATGAATCCGGCGATAAAGCCGTTACCGCAAAATGGGTTAGAGAGCAATTTGGTGGCGAGCTTTCAAACAACGGTTGGACTAAACTCCCTAACGGATTGATTTTTCAATGGGGCAACTTTTCTTCCGGTGGGAGCGGCTCATTTGACTTCCCTATATCATTTAATCAAATACCTTTTAGTGTCATGATTGAGTTTAGAGATGATAGCATTAAAACTTTCGCCTCTAGCTATACTAAAACAGGGTTTCGTCTTTATGCTTCCCCCCCACGTCTAACTCAATTTATGTTTTTTGCAATAGGTCGATAAGAAATGAATTATTTTTTTGATAAAACAGCAGAATCGTTTTTTGTTGAAGGGATTAATCAAATCCCTAATGGCGCAATTCCTGTGGACGAGAAAGACTATCAAGCATTAATTGATGGTCGTTCTAACGGCTGCAAAATCATAGTTAATGGCAATAATCTATCTCTTACGCCACCAATACCAGGACAAGAATACATTTGGAATGGTAGTGCATGGATTGTATCAGAAGAGCGAAAGACTGAATTATTAGCAAGACAACGAAATGAAGTTCGAGCATTAATTAACGCCAAACGTGATGAGTGCGTAAATGGCGGTGTATTCGTTCCTTTGATTAATAAATGGGTTGATACGGACGATAAAGGCCGCAGTACGTTGGTTGAGATTAAGGCTGATTTTGATATTAACGGAAAAAATAGCACATACACACTAATCTGCGCTGACAATACAGCTCAAACAATTAATTTTGAGCAATTTAAGGCCGCTTGGAATGCTGCTAAAACGCTAAAAGAGAGTATGTATGAAAACGCTTATATGCACAAAACGCTATTAGATAAATCAAACGATCCTAAAAGTTATGACTGGTCTAGTGGATGGGCTACAACATATAAGGCGCATTTAGAGGGGAAATAAATGTTAAGTAAAAAACGCTTTAAGAAATGGTGTTATCACAATGTAATCGCCATCGATCAACTGTTTAACGCTATCACTGGTGGCGCTGCTGATGAAACATTATCAAGTCGGGCTTATCGTTGTGCGGTAGTAACAGAACATCCAAGAAAGCGCTGGATTGTGATTCACAGATTGATCAACGGATTATTCTTTGATCGCAATCATTGCAAAGTGGCGTATTTTAGCGAGGTATATCGCAGACAGTACACGGAAGATTTCCAACAAGAGGTCGCTAAATAAGCGGCCTTTATTTTTAGGGGGTTAAATGTCAATTCTAGGCACAATGAGCGGTACATTAAACAGAAAGCAGCCGCAAGCTCCGACAGTTTCACCAACTCCGGAAAAAGATAATTCCGGCACTATGGCTGGAAATGTTGCGAACATCTTAAACAGCAACTCGTTGCTAATGAGAAGTGCGGCCGCAAAAGGCGAAAGAGTTGCTGCTAATCGTGGATTACAAAATTCCACAGTTGGCGCAGAGGCGGCTCAACGAGCAATGATTGATGCAGCTATTCCAATCGCAGCGCAAGATACGCAACATCAATTCACAGCATCGCAAGCTGGGCTTGATCGAGAGCATCAAAAGGGATTAGCAAAATTACAGGCTGATTTAAATTACAGCAATCAAAGTCGCTTAAATCAAGAGCAAAATAAATTTGCCGCATCGCAAGCGGATTTAGATCGTGGGCATCAGCGTGGATTAGCTCAACTACAAGCGGATTTAAGTTTTAACAATCAGAGCAGATTAAACAAAGCTCAAAATGATTTTGCTGCATCGCAAGCTGGGCTTGATAGATCACATCAAATCGGTTTAACCAAACTGCAATCTGACTTGAATTACAATAATCAAAGTCGTTTAAATCAAGCTCAATACAACTTCACGGCATCTCAAAATGCGTTAGATAGAGCGAATCAACGTGAATTAGCTAATCTAAATCATCAGAATGAAATGCGAAATTTAAATGCACAGGTGGCAGCAAACACTATCGGTAAATCAATCGACTTTACAATGCAAATTGCAAATAACTTTGATGCTCAAATTGCTGGCATTTTAAACAACACAAATATGAAAGCGGCAGATAAAGAAAAGGCTATCAGCACTTTAAAATCTAGCCGAGATTCAGAAATTAACTTTGTATCTAAATTCATGCAAGGGATTCCAACAACCAAACAAAACTGGTCGTCTTTCCCTAGCTTGGGCGTACCGTCAATTGGAATTAAATAGGGGGATTTATGGCATCATTTTGGGATAGTGCTTGGAGTACAGTTAGCGGAGCTGCATCATGGCTTGGCGATGCGGCAAGCACTGCTAGCAAATGGATGGAAAACAACAAAGAGGCAACAAATCTTATAGGTAATACCTTGCTTGGCGTTGGCAGTTATTTTGCGCAAAAAGAGGCTAACAAAGACTTAATGAGAATGGAGCGTGAAAAGTTAAATCTTCAAGATGAATTAAAATCTAAATATTCTTCCGTTCCGGATGTTGATATTTCTTACAACAGCTTGACAGTTGATAACTCGCCAGGATTAGCAAATGGCGGAATTTTGACTGAAATGAAAAAGAAAATGGATAGTAAGAATAAAGGCATTTAACTATGGCAAAGTCTAATAAAGAAAGCAACTCAATTAGCGATAGTTTCGGTGAAAGCATGGAGCGAGCTGGCTATGAGCGTGCTAATGATAGCCGAGGCGGTTGGCAAGAGCATGAAAGCAGTGATAACTACGAAAGCACAAGAGATAGGATGGATAAGCATCTTGCTAGTAGAGGTAAGAGTAATGATGTAAATCAAAGCATAAGCAATCCTGTTAATACTGGTTTTGGTGGTAGAAGTGCGATTAGTCAAAGCATCGGCACGCATTATCAAAGCAATGCAGCCGCATCCAGTGCGGTTAGTGGCAATAAAAGAAGTTTAACTAACGGCTTATTCGGTCGTGATGTGACAAAAAATGTTCCTTATTCTGCTAGACAGGATTGGGATAATATCAATGCGCTCACACCAAAGGATAGAATTAGGGATATAGCTCATCATTATGCCGGCGAAAGTCTTTCTAGAGAGCATAAGGGTAATGCTATTGGTAGCGTTGTTTCATCAATAGTTGGTTCAACGCTTGAACCAACTTCTATGGCTGAAGCTATCGCATCCGCGGGAGCGCAATTAGGATTAACAAAAGCCGGTACGGCTGCTGACACCTTATTAAACAAAGAGGGGGACATTCTTGGGAAAATGACACCAGGGCAAAAAGCCGTATATCAAACAGAATCGCAAAAAGTCAAGGATGCTTTTAGTGAAGATATGGATAGTTGGGGTTCTAAGCTCAAAGGCTGGGGGGCAACCGCTCTTGGGTTTGTTGGTGGGGCTGCAACTGGTGGAGTTGGTACAGCTCCTATTGGCACGGCGGCTAAGGTTATTGCCGATAATTCTCGTTATAATTCAGCGATGCAGCATGCGGCCGATAAAGTTAATTCTCGGGAGCAAATGCGAAAAATTGCCGGCAATACCGAATATACGGGGCAAGGCATTTTAGGCACTATGCAGCAAAGAGCGAAAGCGGCAAATGGTCAATACAAAGATGAGGAAGATTACAGCATCCCTCAATTAGTCAATTTGTGGAATAACATTTCAGTAATATAAGGAACGCATAATGGGTATTTTAGATTCAATGGTTCAACAAACTCAAGGTGGCAATCAAGATGTTATGCCTCAAAGTCAGCCTGGCGACATGATGCAAAATCAAGAGCAACAAGGCGGCAAAGCTCAGATGTATAACATGGTAATGGAAAATTCCGTTAATGCTATCGCTAACGTTGCACAAGAGCGAATTGAGCAAAAAGGCGTTGAAAAAGGCGTTGCGGATTTAGTTGCAACGGCGATGATCGCAAATATTCAAGCCGCTCAACAAAATGGCAAAACAATCCCGCCTCAAGTAATGATGCAAGTCGCAAAAGATTTAACAATGCAATTATTGCAACAAATTGGTGTACCTGAAGATCAGATTGATGACATCATTATCGACATTTTAATGGATGCGTTAGATCAATTTGGCGAGGCGACAAATGGTATTTTACCGCCTGAAGAAGAGCAGCAATATGTTGATATGATTGGCAAGGTATCTGAGCTTGAAAATCAACGCCAATCACAAATGCAAGGCAATAAACCTCAATCAATGCAACAAGGGGTGTAATATGGGATTAGGTGGCATTTTAGCCGCAATGGCTCAAGGATTTGGCACTGGCGTTATAAAAAACGTAGAACAAGGCTGGAAAAATGAAGAGCTTGATAAAACATTAAACTGGCGAGAAAAAGAGGCAGATAAGCAGCGAGCATTTGATAGCGAACAGCTTGATAAAAAACTCAAACACGACTTTGAGATAGAAGATCACAAAAGCCGCAATAACATATCAGAGGCAGCCGCAATCGCTCAAATTAAAGCTAGATACGCTAGAGCATCTGGCGGCGGTGGCTCTAGTGCTAGTTTAAAAGAGGCTCAAAAGAATTTAACTGGTGCGGTTCAGGTTCTTGGTGTTTATGATACTCAATTAGGCTCGTTGCAAGAAAAGTTAGCGGTAACGGAAGATAAGGCACAAAGAGATGCTTTAATTCAACGAATTGACCGCCTTGCAGCAGAAAGGGATAACTACTTAAAAGATCCGTCAGTTGTTTCGGCGTTTAAAGGCGGCGACAGAATGGGGAGAGCTTTATACATGACAAGTGGCGGCGATATGGATTTATATGATCCTAAACCGAAAGAGGCTGCAAAAGAAGTTAAAGCAACAGTATCTTCCGTTGCTGCACCGGCAAGAAATATGGTTGATGTAAACAGCATTTCACCGCAACAAGCCGATCAAATTGCAAGACAAAAACGAGAAGAAATTTCTCGTCAGAATTTTGCTAAAGCCTCAGAAGATGCAAAAGAATGGGCGGCAAGACAAGGGCAATACAAAACAACCATGTTTACGCCAAGAACATTCTAAACATAAAAAAAGAGCGGTTAATTTGACCGCTCTTTAATCTTTCTTTTAATTTTCCTTTATTAATCTAATAATCCAGCAATATCTGCCATGTTAGGCGCATAGTAAACGTTTTGCAAGATTCTGATGTCTTTATGGCCTGAGATTTTAGCCAAGGTCATTACGTCAACCTTTTTCGCTAATCTAGTTAGTGCCTCTCTTCGTGTGTCATGGAAATGCAAATGCTCGCATAACGCCATTTTTTTCAATTTTCTAAATGTTGCATCAAGTGATTTTGATTCAATTTGAAAGCACGTTCCAGTATTGCCAACTTCTTCTTTTAGCCTTTCTAAAATTGCGATAGCCTTTTTCGATAAAGGTACTCTTCGAGCAGAGCCGTTTTTCGTTATCGGCAAATATGCAGTTCTATCCTCAAAATCAACATTATCCCAAGTTAGCCCGCAAATTTCACCAGCTCGCATTGCCGTTTCGATGGCAAATAGCATCGCTGCACCAGTTCTTGCTCTAACCGTCTTTAATGTATCGTGATAGCTGCTAACATATAGCAATCGTTCTATTTCTTCATCAGAATATCGTTGCGTTCTTGGCGGACTTCCTTTTGGTAAGACAAGCCCTGATGTTGGGTTTCTTTCAATGTAATCCCAACGCTCAACCGCAACGGTAAAAATATGCTTAATAGTGGATAGTTCTCGCCTAATACTTTCACCGCTAACCGATTTTTCCCTTTCGGCAATCCATAATTCAAAATCTTTTCTTGTAACATCGCCTATATATTTACTGCAAATAGGGTGTTGCATAAACCTATTAAGCCTTAAAGTTTCGTGCCGCACGCCTCGTTTAGTTGGTGTAATTTCTTTTAAATAGCGTTCGACAACATCTGATAGTAGCGTTTCAGGTTGTAATCCTTTCTTTTGCAGATCTAATCTTCTCTCTTCCTCTAACGCCCATTGCGTTGCCTCGCCTTTGGTGTTGAAAGATTTAGATCTGCGCCCGCCGTTGTCATAAACTTGCGCACGCCATTTATTGCCACGCTTATGTATAGTAGCCATTTTTTTAACCTTATATTTAGCTGGTGCAGTGCTGCAAAAAGTGGTGCAGTTTTGGTGCAGTCAGCAGATAAAAATATATAAAATTAGATAAAAAATAGCAATACAGGTTAAAGAATAAACTTAGAATTTATAGCCAAACAAGCTCATAAGTGATTGATTTTAAATACAGAAAATGCAAAAAGAAAAATCCCCGTCCAATGGACGAGGATTATA